CTATGGTCTTTTATCTCAATGATGATTTTGAGGGTGGAGATTTTATTTTCCCAGAACATCATATTCGTGTAAGACCAGAACCTGGTATGATGGTTTGTTTCCCTTCCAGTCATTATTATATGCACGGAGTAGAACCAGTGACAAGAGGAAAAAGATATAGTATAGTGTGTTGGGCTACGGTAAAAGGTCAACCAAGTATGGACGAAATTAATAATCAGTTATCTCAAGAGTATGGAGTCAAAGTAATTTAAATTATGGCAAACATTTTGGGATTGCAGTTCGGACATGATGATTATCAATGGTGCTATAATATAAATATTTGAAAGTTATCTCACAAAAAATGACAAAATATCTCAAGCATTATTGGAAAAAAAATGGTAACTGGTTGACGACTTCTAATGAAGTAGAACAGCATCATCCAAAGTCGGACTATGCCGGTCTTGAAGTAAAGATCTGGATGCACGACTCTGATGGTGTTGATGTATGTCTTTCTGAAGTTCCCGATAGTACCTCAATTTCTACAATCACTATAGGATCTAAGAATGCGGTTATTGAACTGACCGAAACACAATTCAATTCTGTCAAAACTCTTATTGATGAAGTAGAAACTCTTCATCAGGCAGCAATGGAAGCAGAAATGAGTGGTGATACTGACACCGCAGCAACTAAGAATATTGCTGCAGATGCCAAAGCAACCGAAGCACAGAATGCACTGAATGCACTCTGATTTGACAATTTAATTTAAATATTTTATACTAATAGGAATTTAAAACTCCTATTTTATTTTTATGAATTTTAAAGTTTACACAAAAGATAATTGTCCTCACTGCTACAAGATTAAACAAGTACTAGAGTTGACAGGAACACAATTCGTATCTTATAATCTTGGGAAGGACTTTACAAGAGAAGAATTTTATGCTAAATTTGGTAAAGGTTCTACTTTTCCACAGGTAGTATGTGACAATAAAAAATTGGGAGGATGTGTTGACACAATCAAATTCCTCAGAGAACATCAAGTCATCAAGTCTGGACATAAATAAAAATGGAGGCCACAAAAATCGTGGCATTGAATTCTTGCTTAATGGAGGTAAGAGAAAACAAACAGAACCATTTCATATTATTTTTAAAAAAATGGTTTGCTTTCTGAGATGGAAAGTAACTGTTCATTTTGAGTTTTCTATTAAAACATCCCGGAGTAAGAAAAATGTTAGCAACTAGTTTGGTATTTGGATCATTTTTGACAATATTGTTTCTAATAATGGGACTAGTAGTTGGTTGGATTGCCCGAGAATATATGATGAACTATCGAGAAGCACCTAGATATCATCCTGAAATGTTTGATGAACAAGGAAATTTAATTCCAGATCAAGTAATTGCATTTAATTTTGAAAACTATGACGATAACAACGAAGAAGAAAACGACTAGTAAAGTAATATCATTAGAACTTCCAAAAAATCCATTTGCTTTTGAAGTTTTTGATCTTGTATCAAAACAAAGGAGTAAGGCAAAGAAGATTGAAGTTCTGAAGAAGTATGAACACGTTTCTTTGAAGGCAACATTAATTTGGAACTTTGATGAAAGTATAATTTCTATGCTTCCTGAAGGTGAAGTTCCTTATTCTGGATTTGAGGATCAGGCATCATCAAATGGATCTTTGAGTACTAAAATTACAGAAGAAGTCCGTAGAATGCATGAGACTGACTCATTCTCAATGGGTTCGAGTGATAAGAACGGACACACTACTATTCGTAGAGAGTACAAAAACTTTTATCACTTTCTTAAAGGTGGTAATGATAGTATGAGTGGTGTTCGTCGTGAGACAATGTTCATTAACATTCTTGAGGGACTTCATCCATTAGAGTCTGAGATTGTTTGTCTTTGTAAGGATAAAAAACTTTCAGATAGATATAAGATCACAAAAGAAATTGTAAGTGAAGCATATCCAGACATTATTTGGGGTAATCGTTCATAATTATGGCAAATCAATTGGAAGATGCTCCTACTAAAACAGAAGAGGAACAGTCTATGACTTCATGGACATCATCAGAAAAAGAAAATTCTAAATCCATATATGGATGCGATATACTGATAGAGAATGGAACTTTGGAACAAGTCTCAACCAAAGATTGTCCTAATGATGCAATGATAGTTACTTATATTGTTGATGGTAAAGAAAGGTATGATCTGACTCGTAGTCAGAAAGAAGTTCGTATTTTTGATATGTATTATGATAAGTTCAAATATAATTTGAAAGGTATTGATTTTGGTATGGGTAGAACCAATCCAAAACTTTGGGGTATAGAACCTACCTCAACCAAAAAGAAGAAATAATTACAAAAATAGTCGATAAAAAATCTGGGGAAATTTTTGACCTGTAGGGATTTTTAAAAAACTCTTGACTAAATATGGTATAGGGTCTATAATGGACCTATCGTTCATCAGAGGAAACTCTGACGCAAGTAAGTCGCGGAACGGAGCGTTCATCCCATGATTGAATTTCTTTTATATTCATCACTCACATGCCAACAAGCCGACAGCATTATGCTGAAGATGAAAGCAAATGAGAATCTCTCAAATGCTTTTAAGGTAGAGTTGATAGAGACCGTAAAGGAATCTACACCTGAGTGTATATGGGACGCACACGACTGAAGGAACGGGAAAACACGGATCCATCGAAAGATGAGAAGGTTAATTTTCACCCAACTTCAGGAGTAAACAAATGAACACACTTCAAATGATTAAAAAGCAGATCAACAAAGCATCTGCACTGCATGACGCACAAATCTTTCACACATCATATCGTGGTGTTGAGTATGATACTCGTTGTGTAGAATCAAACGAAACGCACGGTACATTCTGTTATCGTGGTCGTGTCTACAATAAGTGAGTCACTTACGTTAAAATTGTTAGGAGGGTCGCAAGACCCTCTTTTTTTATGCTATAATATGACGAAATAGCAGAGTATTATGGAAAGAGAAAAAATTAAATTAATTGTAAGAAATCTTGAATTGCTTGTCGATTCTTTAAAAGCAGAGGTTTATTCTGATCCGAATGCTCACAAAATATCCACGGAAACATCTATAGATTTGTCCAGATTTCCTGGTTTTACTGATTATGATGAAGTTTTTGAGGAGGAAAATGACTGAAACAAAAAAAGCAAAAGAACTTGTAAAATTGCTTGAGAGACTGATCGAGAAAGATTACCTCTATAGTGAAGAAAACATCAAAGAAATGAAATCACAATTGCGTTCGGTAAAACAGCAAATTGTTGATATAGATAAAAAGAACTCAAAAGGATTTGGAGCATGAATGTAAAATTGATCAGTGTTACACCTGATGCAGAGAAAATGATGGGATATGTGGCACGAGTGTCAAATCCTTCTAATCAAGAGAATCCAAAGGTTGCTGGTCTTCTTAAGTATTGCGTCAAACATCAGCACTGGAGTGTATTTGAGCAATCATTCATGACTCTTGAGATTGAGACCACAAGAGGACTCGCAGCTCAAATCTTGCGTCATCGAAGTTTTACATTTCAGGAGTTTTCGCAGAGGTATGCAGATTCTTCATTATTGAGTACAAATATTCCTTTACCCGAACTTCGTCGTCAAGACACTAAAAATCGTCAGAATTCTATTAATGACGTTGATGAATTTAAAGTTCAGAAGTATCAAATGTTGATGCAAGATTATTTTAAGCAAGGTATGAATTTATATCAACAAATGCTTAATGATGGAATTGCAAAAGAATGTGCAAGATTTGTGCTTCCTTTAGCAACTCCTACAAGACTTTATATGAGTGGTTCATGTCGTTCATGGGTCCATTATATTGATTTACGTTCTGCTCATGGAACTCAAAAAGAGCACATGGATATTGCAGAAGCATGTAAGAATGTTTTTGTAGAGCAATTTCCAACAGTAGCAGAAGCTCTGGAATGGATCTAAATATTTTTATACTGAATTGATAACATGGCAACGTATCCGATTATTAATAAAGAAACTGGTGAACAAAAGGAAATAGTTCTGAGTATTCATGAATGGCCAAAATGGTGCGAAGAGAATAGTGATTGGATTCGTGATTGGTCTGACCCATCTACCGCACCTATGGCAGCAGAAGTTGGTGAATGGAGAGATAAACTTGTAGCAAGAAATCCTGGATGGAATGAAGTTTTAAACAAGGCATCAAAAGCACCAGGTTCGAAAGTAACTAAAATCTAATGGCAAGAAGAAAAAGAGCATCTGCAACCGATCAACCCATTGGAGTTGGTCTTACAACAAAGCAGATGAAAAGAAAGAAACCATTGAGTTCTGGATACTTGGTGGATATAGACCCACTCAATGATAATCAAAAAAGATTGTTTAATTCTTATAAAGAAGGAAAGCATCTTATTGCATATGGTTGTGCAGGCACAGGAAAGACCTTTATAACACTCTTTAACGCACTTAAAGATGTATTAGATGAAAATACACCTTATGAGAGAATATACCTTGTGAGGTCTCTTGTAGCAACCAGAGAGATTGGGTTTCTTCCCGGATCCCATGAAGACAAGGCAGACATCTATCAAATACCATATAAGAATATGGTAAAGTATATGTTCCAGATGCCTTCTGATGCTGATTTTGAGATGTTGTATGGTAATCTTAAATCGCAGGAATCAATTAAATTCTGGAGCACATCATTTCTTCGTGGAACGACACTTGATAATGCTATTATTATTGTGGATGAATTTCAGAACCTGAATTTTCATGAACTCGATAGTATTATTACTCGTGTTGGTGAAAATACCAGAATTTGCTTCTGTGGTGATTCTCGACAGTCAGATTTGAATAAGGCAAATGAAAGGAATGGTATTGTTGACTTTATGAACATCTTGCGTAAAATGCCTTCTTTTGATATAATTGAGTTTGAAACTGACGATATCGTTCGATCCGGTCTAGTCAAAGAGTATATCGTCGCAAAAATGGAAGCAGGTTTTTAATGTTTAATCATGTTGATTTGAATCTCCCTCAACTTGAGAGGGAGACTATTGATGGAGTCAGATACTATTCTGTTCCTGATGAAGAAGAACTCTTAAAACTAGTTTCTATCACTTCGGTGACGAGTCATTATAATAAGGAGACTTTTATAAAATGGAGAAAAAGAGTTGGTGATGAAGAGGCAAATCGAGTCACAAAGGCGGCAACACGTCGTGGAACTGACTTTCATAGTCTCACTGAGTGTCACCTAAAGAATGTAGAGTTACTAAAAGTTCCTCCTATTTCTGATTTTCTATTTAAGATTTCCAAGGGAACTTTGAAGAACATTGATAATATTCATGCTCTGGAAACTTCCCTATATAGTAAGCAGTTAGGAATTGCTGGAACCGTCGATTGTATTGCAGAATACGAGGGTGAATTAGCAATAATTGACTTCAAGACTTCTAAGAAACCGAAACCAAGAAATTGGATCGAAAACTATTTTGTACAATGTGCGGCATATGGTTGTATGTTGTATGAAATGACTGGTATTCCGGTCAAAAAATTTGTAATCATCATGGCTTGTGAAAATGGAGAATGCGTCGTCTACGAAGAAAGAGACAAATCAAAGTACATCAAACTTCTCACCGAATATATTAGAAAGTTTGTTACAGATAAATTGGAACTCTATGGAACCGAATAAAGAACTAGAGAAGGCAATTCAAAGTAAATTTCTAACACCTTCCAAGTTTGCGTTAGAAATCGAAAAGATTGTTGCAGAGGAAAAAATTAACTATATCGATGCGATTGTTCACTATTGTGAAGTCAATGAACTTGATGTAGAATCAGTGACAAAACTTGTATCAAAACCACTGAAAGAAAAACTGAAGTGGGATGCCACGAGACTTAATTTTATGAAAGCAACTTCGAGAGCAAAACTGCCTTTATGAAAGTGACCCCATTTGATACCTACCAACATTATTTGTCACTCAAAAATCATTTTACGAATCCAAAATACGACTTCTTCCGATATGGTGCGAAGACCCGTGCGAGTGTCTCTTCATTCAATAAAAGAAGAGATAAGTATTGGTTCGAGAAAACTAGTCGTAAATATAATGATGAAGAAGTTGTAAAATTTCTTGTATCTAATTTCGCATACGCCGATAACCCGCAAAATTTATGGATTGGAGAAATTATCAGTTCTGGAGAAAGAACCTACCAAGATTGGACAAAGAGACAACAGAGTTTGACTTACTTGTTCAAAGAACAAAGCAACGAATTACTCTCGAACAACGAATTCGAAAATCTATTCAGTTGTTCGAAAGGTCATCCAACAATCTTAAAAAGATTTCTTGGTGGAGACATAAGTCTTGAAACTTTTGTAATCTATGATAGAATATTCTCATTCAGAAAGAAGTTTGATAAGAAACTGAAAGATCCTGTATGGGAAACCGTAAGTTTAAAACTACAGAAGTATTCTCCCTTTCTAAATATTGATGTCTTTAAATTTAGAAAGATTTTGCGGGACCTTGTAGATGAGTGACTTTTTTGATTCTGAAATCATTCAGGAAGAACTGAGTGAAATTAATGAAATGCAAGAAAAAATCTACGAGAGTTTTATTTCTTTCGGTAGAATGTCCCGTGAACAAAAACTTGAGCACGTTGAAATACTTACAACCTTGCTTGAAAAACAGCAAGTGATGTATACTAGACTATCTCTTTCTGATGACCCAAAGGCCATCGAGATGAAAGATAATCTACGCAAATCAGTTTCAATGATGGGTTTCCCACCAGAGACTGATATGATGACTTTATTCAGTAGTATGAATGCCACAATCAAATCTCTCAAAGACTATATTGACGACTGAGAGAATTTCTGCTATACTATACGAGTAAATCCAAAACATCCAAACTAATCTAAGGTAATCTAAATGTCTTTTGCTGATCTTAAGAAGCAATCCAAACTGGGTTCTTTGACACAAAAACTGGTCAAGGAAGTCGAAAAAATGAATAATGCAGGTAGTTCAGGAGATGATCGTCTCTGGAAACTAGAATGTGATAAAGGCGGCAATGGTTATGCCGTTATTCGTTTCCTTCCTGCTCCTGAAGGTGAAGACCTTCCGTTCCAGAAACTGTACTCCCATGCCTTTCAAGGTCCTGGTGGATGGTATATTGAGAACTCTCTGACGACTCTGAGTCAGAAAGACCCAATGTCAGAATAT